GAGGCTAAAGAAAATATTCAACTAGTTAATGACTTAACTGAAAGTAGAGCATTTAGATCAAGACAAGATATTGGAAAACATACAGCAGAACAAATTGGTGAACTCATATATGCTTACTGTTTAGCATTAGTAACACTAAAAAATGAATTTAAGTATAAAAAAATTGCAAGACAATATGCTTCAAGAACTATGAGTTATAATAATTTTGATTACTTTAGAACTAATGGTACAGATTTATATCTACTAGTACACAGTCTAATTGGCACTGGAAGTATTGTTCAATTTAACAATCAAGATTCAAGTCAAGCATTTGTAGATAGACTTTCAAAGAATAAATTTACACTGTTAGATTTTTTAAACTATATAGAAATTACTGAAGTTGATCATTCTTTATGTAATCGATTATTAGTAAAATTAGAAAAACAATTTAAGATAAATTCTTTTCAAGCAAAAAAAATTAGAAGAGAACTATCTGTTTATGATTTACTAAAAATGAAAGATAAAGCAAATATAGTAAATTTAGTAATGAATGAAATAAGGCAATTTGCACCAAGAAGTGAACTTTACACTCCTTTACAAAATATGTTTAGAGAACGTAAATTATCCAATGACGATACAGTGAAACAAAGAAAATTAAGAAAAAATGTTGGTGCTGGTGCTTTATAATGAAACCAAATATACCTGAAAAATATAAAACTTTAGATCAGGTTCCTACAACTTATAAAAGAATAGCCTGTCAGGCAGATCATCCAAGAGTATACTATAATCTTAACAGTGATGGGTATGTAGTATGTTTATATTGTAATACACTTTTTGTTGCAAATGAATCAACAGATTTTAAAAATGAGGGTGTGTATATTCACACAGATGAATAATGTATACCTATAACCAAAATAAAAATTCATATATTAAAATAGCTGAAACTTTAGAAATTTATAAGATATCAACTTCTATTATTTTACATTACAATGATGGTAGAACTGAAACTACTTATGAAAAGGACTTTGATCACATAAAGCAGTTAATATCAGTATACGGAAAAATACTATTTTTTACAAAACCAAAGCAAAATAATAACATGTTTACTTTCACATTTGGCGTAGAGCAAGAAAACCTATTTTTAAAAGGTAAAGATCCAGCTGGAGTATTAAAAGATAGGTTAAATAATATTATACTATTCAATAATAGTATTTGTACTATAGGTACTGGTATAAATATGTATATTACAAAGGAGCATTAAATTGGATAAAAAACCAAAACCAGCATTGAAGCCACAAATTCAGCCTGTGCCAGATATTGAATCTGAAAGTCTTGAATTCCATGTAGCTATTTCACGTGAAAGACATGATGAAATAAGTGCAAGGTTTGATAGAGTAGATGCACGTATTGAAAAACTGGAGGCAAAAATGGAAAGAGGATTCTCAAAAGTTGAAAAGATTATTATGTGGTCCGTTGGAACTATGTTCTTTACCATGATTTCAATATACATATCTTCTTTAATCATTCCATTAATGAAATAATATGTTAATAGTTGAAGTACTTGGTACCCCACAGATATTTGGAAAATACAAGCAAAGCATCAAAAGAAGATTTCGTTGCCAATCTGGTCCACGAAAAGGTAGAATTGTAGCTGATCCTTCAACATGCACAAAGCCTATTAACATTAGAAAAAGACAGCAATTTAAAGCAACAAGACAGAAATTAAACACTATTCAATCCAAAAGATCAACCTATACTAAAAAATACAATCCTACATCAAAGATTGTTAAAAAATTAAATACACAGGTTAAGTCAAAAAGAAGAGCTAAACCTCTTAAAATAAGGAAGAAATAATGCTAATATCTGATGTTTTCACAAACAACATAGACGAAGCCAAAATGGTATATGGCAAAAAAGGACGTGAAGTTGTTAGAAAATATAGATGTACCTTTGGCAGAAAAAAGGGTAGGATTGTATCCAACCCAAGTGTATGTTCAGCACCGCTAGATATTAAAAAACGATTAAACATGAAGAAAATGAAAGCTAGAATGGGGGCAAGATTAACAAGAAAAATTAAGTTTGTTAAGAAATTTAACCCAGCTTCAAAACGTGTAGCGGCAATGAATAAGGCTTTAAGAAGAAAATAATACTTGCTCTTTTATAATTTTTTTATTATAATATAGATAATATGAGAACAAAAAATATGAATATAAATCCTAAAGATAAACCCTTTCCACAATATAGTTCAGTAAATGAAGCATATGAACATTTTCGACTAATAAGAATACTGTTTAAGTATGATGGTGTTCCACAAGATTATTTGGCACATATGAGCACTCAAGTTGAAAAATTCAAAAAGAAAATAGACAAAGTTTCAGTAAAAAAAGTTGCAGAAATGAAGGACTTATTAAGTGGTTTTGAAAAAACATTTAAAAAGAGCTTTAAAAAAATTGTTGAAGATTCAGCTGAAAATAAAAGTTTTAGTTTAGCATTACAAACAAAAAAGAAAGCTGACGGTGTGGTTATAGGTGAATATTTTATTAAGATTAGAAATAATAATGATCTTAATAAAAAATTATATGCTATATTTGGTCCACATCGTGAAGAAATTGTTGGAGATTTACATTTATATGAAATTGCTTATATGTTAGTTTATTACTTGTATTCAGGATATGACTTTGAAAGTGAAGAAATTGATAATTTATTAAATTTACATGCAGAATATAAAAAAATAGCAAACAATTTTAATCATCAAAAAGCTAAATTATCAACAGTTGATGTTGATGATCCTAATTTAAACTACCATAAAAAAATGGTATCAGGCTTAAAAAACAGCTTAAATCAGGTATATAGTCAGGTTAACAGCAAATACTCACGTTTAATAAATCAAGAAAAGACTAAATAAAAGTATGAAACTGAATGATTTAACATCTAACTACGAAACACGTATAACACGAGTAAATCGTTGGCTTGAAGAAACCTACGGTTTTAAAGTGTACGATAAAGTAGATCTAGAAGAGCTTTACAAAGTTAAAGCTGATTTAGACACACAACGTGAAAACTTGAAGCTTTCGCTTCCTTTCAATTCTTATCATCAACATCCAGAATATGCTAAAAACATATTATTATCTGAAGCAGTTATTTTGATGATAGGACAAATACCAGATGAAGAAATTGAAAAAATGCAAGGACATGATTCACAAGGTCATGAACAACCAGCAGTGGTAAGCATGAAACCAATGGAATCTGAAAAAGCAGAAGTTGTAAAAGAGCAAGACGAACTTGAACAAGCAGAAGTTATTCTTGCATCAAAACAGTTAGTTGATGAAATTCAGCAAATTATTGAAAAACTAGGTAAAATGCAAAATGACGAATTGGGTGCTATTGTTGATCAAATGACATATCAAAATGGTGCCGACACTGCCGTTGCTTTTAACGATGCAATTTCTTCTTCATTAGAAAATTTATTATCACTTGCTAAAGAAACTAAAGAGAACATGAACAATGAAGTTTTAAAACTTCAAGGAGAAGCACCAGCTTCAGATATGGCTTCAACAGGTGATGACGAAGAAGCTTCAATTGATGATCAAATGGATGATACAGAAGTTGAACCAGCAGACAGTGATATTTCAACCGATGGTGACGAAGCGGCTTCTGGTCCTGAAGAAGAGCCATTAGGAAGAGCAAAGAAGTCATAATGCAATGCGTCTAAACGAATTAACCTCAGATTACTTTTCCAAAATTAATATTGATGCAAAAAATCTTTTAATGAGTCTTATTGCTCAAAAAAAAGAAAAAATCAATACAAAAGAATTCATTGATGAATTAGAAACTATGGGGCATTCAGTTACTGTAACATCATTGCAAGATCTATTAAAAAATTCTAAACTAGTACAAAGTGTAAATGACAAAGACATAAAAATTAATAACAATTTAAATTTGACAACTTACAGCAAAGATGCTAAAATGGATAATGAAAAAACTGTTGATAAGTTAGCAAGTAAATCAATAAACAAAGCAATAAAGTAAAACTGTGGCATTATTAGTAAACAAGTTCGACTACCACGAACTCAAAAGAAAAACAATTGAAGGCAAAAGACATTATCTTGATAGCAATGGTAAAGCCGTCCCTTCTGTAACTACAATTCTTTCACACATGAAAGATATGACAGCTCTTAACAAATGGAAAAAAAGAGTTGGAGCCTCTGAAGCTCAACGTATTGTAACGGAATCAGCAAATTTAGGAACAATAACACACAAACATCTAGAATGTTTTATTGAAGGTGTAGAACGCCCAGCTGGTAATAATTTGATTTATAAACAAGCTCAAAAGTTAAGTGATATTATTATTGAAAAAGGTATGTCTGATGTTGATGAAGTTTGGGCTATTGAACAAAGTTTATGCTTTCCAGGGCTTTATGCCGGAACGGCTGATATGGTTTGTGTTCATAAAAACAAGCCAGTAATTGGTGATTTCAAAACATCAAGACAAGTTAAAAAACGTGAATGGGTAGAAGATTACTTTATGCAGTGTGCCGCTTATGCTCTAGCACACAATGAACTATACGGTACTAGTATTGATTCTGGGCTTATTTTTATAGTATCACACTCTGGAGAATATCAAGAATTTAATGTTGAAGGTGCTGAATTTCAGAAATATACTGATCAGTGGCTCAATAAAGTAGAACAATACTATAAAACAAACTAAATAACAGTATAGTTTTAGGATATTAAAATGACAACAACTTATGTAAGATTAAAAAACAGAAGAGGAAATAGAGAAAATCTACCTCAACCGTTAGCTGAAGGTGAAATTGGTTTAGCAACTGACACTAGAGAACTGTTTATTGGTACTGGATCACAAGATCAAAAGAATCGTATGATACAGTTAGACAGTATAGTAAATGCTGAAGTTCAAGCACAATCATTTATTGACACAAGACTTGTTATTTTTCATATTTCTGGAACACAAAGTTTTTTAGGTGATGGCACAAATGCAAGTTCTACAACACTAAATGGTGGAACAGCATTAACTTTACCTTCAGGAAAAGGAACTCCGGTAAATCCAGACCACATTACAGTAACAAAGTTTGATGGTAGCAATAATCCAACAGTGATACCAAGTTCAGATTACACAGTATCTGTAGCTGGAAGTGATATTACAATTACTTTTGTATCAACAGCAATTCCTGAGTCAGGTACTAAGGTTGTAGTAACACCTTGGACAGCAAGTGAAATTGTTACTGCTGTTGCTGGTGCTGGTTTATCTTAAATGAAATCTTATCAGCAAATACAAATGCTAATTTACAAATTAGAGGTAGAATATCTCAATTAGGATATTCAGCTGGTAAATTAGAAGTGCCAGGCACATTATTAATTGAAACAGACTCACCACAACAAGCAATTATATTATCAAAATTTTTAAATCAAACATTTTCTGGTTCACCAGCATCTGTGGCAAGTAATATTAAAATCTTTACACAAGATTCAAGACCAATATTTGAAGCAAATCAATTTGTTGGAGACACTGGATTACTTAAAGCTACATTGAATGCCAGTACTAATAGTCCTGCAACAGTTTTCACTTATAATAAAACAAAGGAAAACACAATTATTATTGAATACTCATTAAAAATTTCTAGTTCAAATGCAATGGCAGTAGGAACAATAAAAATTATAACAGATGGAACAAATTCTGAAATAATGGACGATAGATTAGAAACAAATGATACATCAGCAGTTGTATTTTCCACACCAAATCCAGGTTCTAGTTCAAATGATTTTAAATTAGAGTATAAGAACACTGGTTCAAACAACGCATCAATGTCTTATCTGTTAAAGCGTTGGTTAACTTCTTAACAGAAATCTTAAATATTTCTATAAATTAAGATTGACAAAACCATTCTTGATATCATAAAATAAAAGAAAAGAAGGTAAATATACGACATTATTGGTATTTCTGGAGGAAAAATGAAAAACAAAAAAGAATTATATATCATTAAAAGAGATGGTCATAAAGAAGTTTTAGACATTAGTAAAGTTCACAAAATGACTGAAGCGGCCTGTGAAGACCTTAACGGTGTTAGTTCTTCTGAAGTAGAAATGAATTCCGGATTACAGTTTACTGATGGAATGACTACAAATGAAATTCAAGAAATATTAATTAAATCAGCAAATGATTTAATTAGTCTTGAATCACCTAATTATCAATATGTTGCGGCAAGACTTTTACTTTTTAGTTTACAAAAGCATGTATTTGGAAAATTTACTTCGCCTGATGCACACACACCTTTAAGATTTGTAGTAGCTTCAAACGTGGAACGTGGTGTATATGACAAGTCTATTTTAGACAAGTATACTGATGATGAATGGAATAAATTAGATTCGTATATAAAACACAATAGAGATCTTAATTTTACCTATGCAGGATTAAGACAAATTGTTGACAAGTATCTAGTGCAAGATAGAAGCAGTGGTAAAATTTATGAAACACCACAATTTATGTACATGATGATTTCAGCTACACTATTTGCTGATTATCCAAAAGATACTAGATTAAAATATGTTAAAAAATATTATAATGCAGTATCTAGTTTTAAAATTAATATTCCTACACCAGTAATGGCAGGAGTAAGAACACCAATGAGACAATTTGCTTCATGTGTTCTTGTTGATGTGAATGACACACTTCCTAGTATTTTTAGTAGTGATATGGCAATTGGTAGATACATTGCACAAAGAGCCGGCATTGGTATTAATGCAAGTAGAATTAGAGGTATTAATGCAAAAATAAGAGGTGGCGAAGTAGCACACACTGGTGTTATCCCATTTCTTAAAAAGTTTGAAGCAACTGTAAGGTGTTGCACACAAAATGGAGTACGTGGTGGTAGTGCAACAGTTCATTTCCCTATTTGGCATCAAGAAATTAAAGATATCCTTGTATTGAAAAATAACAAAGGCACAGAAGATAACAGAGTACGTAAGTTAGATTATTCAATACAGCTATCAAAATTATTTTATGAAAGATTTTTAAAAGACGAAAACATCACTCTTTTTTCACCACATGATGTTCCAGGATTATATGAAGCATTTGGCACTGAAGAATTTGATGAAATGTATGAATCATATGAACGTAAAAGAAGCATACCAAAAACATCAATATCTGCACAAGAACTATTTGGAGAATTGTTAAAAGAAAGAGCTGAAACTGGTAGAATTTATATTATGAATATTGATCATGCAAATTCACACAGTTCATTTCTTGATAAAGTAAGTATGTCAAATCTGTGTCAGGAAATTACATTGCCTACAACACCACTTGAACATATTGACGGAGATGGTGAAATTGCTCTTTGTATTTTATCTGCAATTAATGTTGGTCAAATAAAAGATTTAGATGAATTAGAAGAACTATGTGATTTAAGTGTTAGAGCATTAGATGAAATAATTGACTATCAAAGATATCCTGTTAAAGCGGCAGAGATAAGCACAAAAGCACGTAGAAGCTTGGGTATTGGTTATATTGGACTTGCACATTATCTAGCTAAAAATCAAGTACATTATAGCGATAAAGGTGCTTTAAAAGTAGTTCATGAACTAACTGAAGCATTTCAGTATTATTTAATTAAAGCATCAAGCGAATTAGCAAAAGAAAAAGGTCAATGTGAATATTATGATAGAACAAAATATTCAAAAGGTCAATTACCAATTGATCATTATAAAAAAGATCTTGATGAAGTATGTAACACAAAACTTAATTTAGATTGGGAAAAGTTGAGAAAGCAAATATCTGAAACTGGTATGAGACATTCAACATTATCAGCACAGATGCCCTCAGAAAGTTCTTCCGTCGTTAGTAATTCAACAAATGGCATTGAACCACCAAGAGCATATCTAAGTATTAAGAAAAGTAAAAAAGGTCCTTTGAAACAGATTGTTCCGCAGTTTAGTCAGTTAAAAAACTTCTATACTCTATTATGGGACATGCCTGGTAACGAAGGTTATATTAATGTAGTAGCAGTAATGCAAAAGTTTTTTGATCAAGCAATTTCAGGAAACTGGAGTTATAATCCAACTCAATTTGAAGATAATGAAATTCCAACAAGTGTGATGTTTAAAGATCTTCTTACTACATACAAGCTAGGATGGAAAACATCATATTATCAAAACACATATGATTTTAAAACTGATCCAGCTGAAATCGAAGCACCACCTATTCAAAATGCGGCAGAAGAATTTCCAACTTTTGAAAAAGAAGGTACAATATTAACTGACTTAAAAGAAGACGATGCCGATTGTGAGGCATGTACAATATAAGAAAAGAGGGTAACAATGGGAAAGACTGTTTTTAACAGAAATGAAGTTGACTTTACTAAAGAACCAATGTTTTTTGGTGAAGATCAAAATGTACAAAGATATGACGTATTTAAGTATCCACAACTAGATAAACTTAATCAAACTATGTTAGGTTATTTTTGGAGACCTGAAGAAGTATCTTTACAAAAAGATCGTGGCGATTATAACGAATTTAGAGATGAACAAAAACATATTTTTACTTCTAATTTAAAATATCAAACATTATTAGATAGTGTACAAGGTAGAGGACCTAGTTTAGCTTTTTTACCGTATTGTTCAAATCCAGAACTTGAAGGCTGTATTATTACATGGGATTTCTTTGAAACAATTCATTCAAGATCTTACACACACATTATTAAAAATGTATATCCTGATCCAGCAGAAGTTTTTGATACTATTCTTGATGATGAAGAAATTATCAAAAGAGCTGTATCAGTAACAAAAAATTATGATAAGTTTTCACAACTAGCCGAAGACTACTTTATAAAAGGTATTGGTGACATTAAAGAAGTAAAACGTCAATTATATCTTGCAATGGTAAATGTAAACATACTAGAAGGTTTAAGATTTTATGTATCATTTGCATGTACATTTGCATTTGGTGAGCTTAAACTTATGGAAGGTTCAGCAAAAATTATTTCTTTGATTGCAAGAGACGAGTCACAGCATCTAGCTTTGTCAACTC